CTTGGTTGGTCACGGCCATGATGTTTACTCCGCTTCTTTAGGAACTTGCGCTTCAGCCTGTTCTTTAATCTTTACGATAAGAGGCCACACGCCACTACTAGAGGGCAACTGCCCCAAAGTTTGTAATACAAAGTTAATCTCGTTAACGTCTAACTCTAATTTCATGTTGCACTCCAAGGTACACCTGACGCTTGCGTAGGATTCTTCTGCAAAGCAATATTAGCCGCCAGAGCATCTTCTGTGGCTTGTTTATCAACACCATTAGCCCACACCCAATCTAATACTTCAGCCATAGTGACAGACGCATAAGGAATTGTTGGTGTGCCATCAGCCCATGAGCAAGTTGAATAGATTGAAGCCATGTTGTCGCCATCTACTGCACGGCAAGTCCAATGCGCTGTGGTGATGAAACCAGTTGCAGTTTCGTAGTCAGTTTGGGTGATTACCCAGTTGTAAGCGATAGTCATGTTCAAGCCTCAGTAGGGTTGTAAGGTTGTGGAGATGTCTGAGTCCAAGCGTATGTGGCAATGCTCAAGTAATAAGCCTCATCCAATACTGTTTGCGCTTGTGGGTCATTAGGTACTAGAGTTGTACGCCAGTAAGTTGTTGAAATGACAACGCCATCCTTTAAGACATCGGTGCTTTTGCGAACACCAATACATCCATTGGGCTGAATGTCAAATTGAGAGATGTAAGTGATTTCAGATAAAGCCATGATGATTTCCTTTAAACAGTATAGGAGAAAGTAAACATTACTATGTTTGAACCAGCGGTGTATGCGGGGTTATATAAACCCGATGTTGTATTACCAAAAAACCCTGTTCCCGGATAACTCAAATCATCAATCGCAAAAACAACTCCAGTTGATGTCGAACTTGAAAATGGCATTCCAGTAACTCGTGTATTACCGCCAGCCGAAGTCAACGATGTTGCGGCTTGAAGTGTTCCACGCACAAATACTGTATTACCAATTTTTGTGTATGTTCCTGTTAATGTAGTTGCGCCGACAACAGTAAAGCCTACAGCCAAAACAGGTGTCCAAGTCCCCTCCTCATAGTCATCTAGCGTATTAGCGTCTGATGATGCTGATTGAGTTGCGGGGAATGTGATGCCAGCACCGCTTGATGATGGGGTTGCATCTCCAACACTGACAGTAGAACGATGGGAAACTGTACCATTAGAATAAACAACTAAGGCTGGTGTAGAAAATGTTGTTCCTCCAGTAGCGGTAGATGGTGTTATTTCAAAAGCATTATTAACATTTGTTTGTACGCCAAGTTGGAAGTTGTATTTCCCAGAACCACCATACATCAACAAAGTTGAATATGTGGATGACGCTGTGTCACCAATTGAAATTCTTGAGTTATCACCCGTATTAACAACTGACAATTTAGCACTTAACGAACTTGTACCAATACCTACATTGCCAGCAAAAGTTGCATTGCCGTTACCAAACATTTGAATTTGGTTAAGCGTGTTTGCGGCATTGTTGATTACAAACGCTTGATAAGCTGTGTCAGCACCCGGAATAATTGTTACTCCGTATCCTGTTGCACTTGTTTGTTGAAAAACTGCTGCGCTGTTAGATGAGGCTGTAACATTCAGCCTTGCACCTGATACTGAACTTGTACCAAACCCTACATTGATTCCACTAGCCGTATAAAGGCTTGAGGATGTGAGGCGCATGGCTTCAGTGCCGCTTAAGAAAAATCCAATTGGGTCACTTGTACTGCTGTAAACAATTGTTCCATTAGCAATTCCAAAGAATGAACCTGCGGAATTGTCACGAGCAAAATAAGACGCACCCGAAGCATTAACAAATTGCGATGCCGCATATCCCGTGCTTGTGGCAGTAAATTTTAATCTTGGATTTGCCGCAGTTCCGTCAATAAGTTCAGTAGCCGATGCAACACCAATACCTAAACCAGTCCCATTGTAAGTAAGCGCAGAACCAGTAGCCAATGCACTAGAACTAGATGCGTAAACCACACCGCCTGATGTGAATGATGTTAAGCCTGTGCCACCTGATGTTGTGGCTAAAGTGGCAGACAGTCCAGCAGCAGTTCCAGTTGTGTTCTGGTTAAACGTAGGCCAAGTAAATGTGCCTGTGCTGAAGTTTCCTGACTGCGGAGTGCCAAGGATAGGAGTGACAAGTGTTGGCGAGTTTGACAACACTACATTGCCTGTGCCAGTAGATGAAGTTACACCAGTACCGCCATTTGCAACAGGTAAAGTGCCTGTTATATCAGCCGTAGAGATGTCTAAAGCATCCCATGAAGTATTCGTACCATCACTCTTCAAATACTTGCCAGAAGCAGATGTTTGAGAGGGAGCAAGTGCGTTAAAAGCTGCATTAGCAGTTGTTTGACCAGTTCCACCAGAAGCTATTGCCAAGGTTGCAGACAAACCTGCCGCTGTGCCTGTGGTGTTTTGATTGAATGTAGGCCAAGTAAATGAACCAGAACTAAAGTTACCTGAAGTTGGTGTGCCTAGTATAGGGGCTACAAGCGTAGGAGTATTGGCAAACACCAAAGCACCCGACCCTGTTTCGTCTGTTACCGCAGAGGCTAAATTAGCACTCGAAGGTGTACCCAAGAAAGTGGCTATACCTGTACCAAAGGAAGTAATACCAGTACCACCATTTGCGACAGGCAGAGTACCTGTGATGTCGCCAGTATTGATACTGATTGCATCCCAAGTAGCGTTAGTTCCATCAGTTTGAAGATACTTGCTAGAGTTACCTGTTTGGCTAGGCAATAGGTTGTTCAGAGCCGCAGTAGCCGTAGAAGCACCAGTACCGCCATCAGCAATGGCTAAGTCTGTAATACCACTGATAGAACCACCAGTAATTGCCGCAGCAGAGTTATCTGTCTTCGTAGAGATGGCAGTAGAGATGTTGTTGAACTCTGTGTCAATCTCAGTACCACGGACGATCTTTAACGGATCACCAGGAGATAAGTTATCCTTGGTGGCGAAATTCGTGGACTTTGTATAATTTGACAAGATTATTCTCCTTGTGTCAGATAAGCTAGTAACATTTCTAATTCTTGCAGAGTTGCATAACCTTTTATGCGATTAGCTTTCCAAGAGATAATTTGAATGTTATCTGGTGTGTAACCTTTTGTTGAATCAATGCGATCAATACTAGGACTATTTTCTCTAAATCCAGCAGTATTGAATTCTAGTTTCATTCCAAAAATAGGGCAACATCCATCAGTAGGATAGATTGCTTTTATATCTTCAACAGTAATCGTATGTTCACGATTCTTATTTCTTGCTCGTTGTTTTGAAGCGTTGAGCAACATATTCAAACGGAAGTCAAAATCTTGTCGTTTGGTATTTAAATATTGTTTTTCGTAATCTCTGCGTTTTTGAGGATTTTCTACTCTACGCTTAGCTTGATAAGCAACGTCACATGAGCGACATTTATATTGCAATCCATCAGGAGATGCTTTGTTTTTTGTAAATGATGTAAATGGTTTTGGTTCTTTACAGCTATTGCAAATCTTTGTTGATTGAACAAAATTAAGAACAGTACTCATGATATTTTCCCGTTCTTAGATTGAATCTCAATCTTCTGAATTGACAACTGTGTGCCGTTAATGGTGGTTTCGTAACCAGTTTGAACAATCTTTCCCGCACCAGAAGCATTTACATCTAGTGTCTTGATAAGCACACCACCAGAGTATTCTGCCACACCATATTCAGCAAGACCATATTCATAGTTCTTCTGTTCAGGAATGTAAGCATTTCCAGACAAATAGTTGGCAGCAAAGTCAAATCCCCACTTAATCGTGACGAACTGGTCTGACCCACCAATCACAATTGTCTTGATTCTTTTCAAGATGGAAATCTGATTCTGATTACCTAAATCTGCATGGTTGGTAAAGTAAGAAAACCGATAAGTTGATGTGTGATCTAAGAAACTTGCATACTTACCAATGTATCCACTTTTGCCAATGTATAAATCACCATTGCGAAGCGAATAGAGAGCCGTAGGAGCAATTGAATCCCACTTAGTGACCCTAGATGCACCATCTTGCAATTGCATCTTTGTATCGAAGCAAAAGACTTGTGCTGTTACTGGAAGAGTCAATAAGTAAAAAGCATTCTTCTCTGAGTAAACAGACTTCAGATTAGCCAGAGTCTCTACTGCCAAAGAGCCTATCAAGTCGGAACGAACATTCTTAGATAGGTCTCTCAAAGGAGCAGACTTCTCTTGAATAGTCCTCATCAGTGATCGAACACCTGAGTCTGACAAGAAAATAACGTCTGTACCAATACTCTGAATTGAATCACGAGCAATACAACCAATAGAGCCTACTGTGTCGCTCAACTGAAGCGTAGCGGGTGTAGTAGCACCAGAGTAAACAAGAATCTGTCGTTTACCAAAGATGAATAAGAAGTCATTGTGAGCCGCCAAACCCATGATCTCATCAGCACCATTAGGCCATACACGAGATACATCCAATGTTCCTGAAGTACCACCGCCCCACACATGACCTGCAATCAGATCAGAGAAGGTAATCGTTACTTTATCTGTGGAAGTATTAGCCACCCACAAACGACCAAATGCTGAGATACAGATATTAGCTTGCGGAACAGTAGCAACATATCCCGACTTCTCAGAAACTCTGCGATAAGTAGTTGTACTTACTGCGGGGTCAAAGATGAGTGGATCGTGTCCAGATTGGAAGAAGTAAGTAATTCCATTCAGAGAAGCACAATGCCAGTTATTAGCTGTAAAAGTAGGAGCAGAACCTCCACCACCATAGGTCAACTCAGTCACTGCATTAGAAGTCCCAAGTTTGAATAACTTGAGATTCCCTGCGAACAGAACAGTCAAAGTGCCATCAGTTTGGACTAATTCGTGAATAACAGTAACGTCATTAGCACCTAGATTACCCGATGATGGATTAACCCTTGTGTAGCCCTTGCGAGAACCAACACGACCATATTGGTCAATCACACAATTATTGGCGACCAAAGCAAAGCCAGATGCCAAATCTAATGGCGAATCTTGCGTGTTCAGGCCAAAAAAGCCTGGTGCGCTAATGCTTTGACTTTGTAGAGGTGCAGACATTAGACCGCCACAAAGTTATCTTCAGGGTAACGAGTGCTTTCCAATGCAATAGCGTCAGATAGCATTCCACGGAACAGAGCATAAGCCTCATTAGAAGCAGTCCCTCCATCCTCACCACGCTCAATTAAACCACGAGCATAAGCACTTTGGGCAACCAAATAGTCCAATACTTTGACTGAAGTACCATCAGCAGACAGATTAGCCTGTGGGATGGTTAAATCAAACTTCAGTGTGTAAACACCATCAGGAACGGGAAACAAATCAACCTTTGTGTCACCACTACCATCTACACCACTAAAGCAAAACTCTGACGGAATAGACTGTGAAGGTGTACCAAAGTTGAGCTTGCGGTTCATATCCGCAACAGTGGTGTTATCTAATGTTATAACACTTGTAGTGTTAATAGCGTCATTAACACGGAACTTCTGACCCGCACCTGTCAAAGCGTATGAGC